ATTCTAGCGATCTCTCTCCAGGTGAAGAGAAGAGCCAAATCGATCTTTTGTTTTTCTCCCTCCGAAAACGATGCGTATGAAAACTCATCACGGTAGCGAGACTTAATGACCTCATCGAACTCTTCATCTAGAGTGAAGTTAACATAGAAATCCATGTTTGTCAAGTGCCTGTTGATTCGATTATTGATCACAGGGATATACTTCTTGATGATCTGTGCTTTGATTCCACCATCCTTAAGAAGATTGCCGATCACTTCATATTCAGTTTTCTTTTTAGATACCTCTGAACAACGTTGTTCAATATTAGAATACTCTTCCTGATATACTTCCAACTTACCTTGCATCTTTGCGATGTCTGGTGATTCATTTAGTCGTTGAATTTCAGAATAAATCTTAGACATATTCTTTTCATTACGAGCAATCAGACTATTCTGATGTTGAATCTCGGTATAATTCTTTTTCAGAAGATCTTTATAATCCAGCATCTTAGTGTACTCTTTATCTAGAGTGATGTGCTTGGACTCTAGTTTAAGTAGGGCTTGTTCATATTCCCCAGTCAACTTATCTAAATCGGAAATTTTCCGATCTTTGAATGTTTTTTCAATAACCTGAGTGCAAGTGGGGCAGGTATCATTACCCTTAAAGAAATGTAATTCTTTACATGCTGTAGAATTGTTATGCTGAATCTTATATTTCAACTCATTGACATTTCTAATCTTATCAGAAATATCATCAAATTCAGTAATCTCGGTATGTATATCTAAATTTTCTGCTTCAAGCATATTGATGCATTTTTTAATTTCAAAGATCTCTTCTTCCAATACAGCAATTTCTTTATGCTTGAGTTCAATCTCACCCTCATTCGATATTTGCGAATTGCGAATATGCTCTTCCTGCATCTTAAGTTTCTCTTCTGCAGACTTGAGTTCATAACCACACTCTCGTTGTTGTTCTTGAACCTGACGAAGCCTATCTTTCAAAAGAGTATTCATTGTAGAAAAGATTTGGATATCAAGAATATCTTCAATAACTTCCCTACGATATGCAGGAGTCAACTGCATAAAAGGCACAAAGGTGCTAGAACCAAGAATAACTACCTGAGTAAAACTCTTGTAGTTCATCTTAAGAACATTCTGTTCTAACCACTTTTGCTGATCTGAAGTTGCCGCAACTTGGTCTACAAGAACATCATTACGGTAAACTTCAAACTTGTTTGGTTTGATACCTCTGTGTACTCTCCAAACAATATTACCAATAGTAAATTCAATCTCAACTACACAATCCTTTTCATTGATAGAATTTACTAGTTGTGGTTTATTGATCTTACGAAATGGTTTATTAAATAAACCAAAACAAAGTGCATCGAGAAGAGTAGATTTCCCAGCACCATTCGATCCCTGAATCAAAGTCGAAGGACTTGTATCCAGTTCAAGTTCAGTAAATTGATTTCCAGTAGATAAAAAATTCTTCCAGCGAATCGTGTTAAAGATAATCATTTGGGTGGAATTACAATGTCATTTTGTTCAACAAAGCAGTAATTATATCCATAGACAGAACAATTCTGAGCTATAGTATCTGCATCAACTTCAGTTACTTCTAAGGTATCATCAAAATCTTCTGCTTGCAAAAGATCATTATACCTTATTGCATCATCTTCCTCGGCAAAAATGGTGACAGTTTTAAGACCATCTTTGTTTCTGACGGCATAAACTCCACCATGTTTTTTAGAAATTAAGACGTACATTAAACCTCACATGCTTCTAGATAAAGAGACCTAATGGTATTTTTAACAGATTCTCTGTTTAAACACTCCACTTCATCTATGTATTTGTCTAAGAGGGTTAGAGTATCTTCGGTTTCTACATCTTCAGAATCACCTTCAAATTCAATTGAAAGATCTTCGATGATTTTTAGATCTGCTACACCAGTATCATATAGCATTCTAACCAATTTGTCAAATTTGAGTTGGTCTTGTTTATCCTCAACAATAATTTTAACATACTTTCCGTTGTATCCTGAAACATCCACCCATTCCTGTTCGTCCCTATAATTAATTTTTGCAAACATCGTATAAGGATTTTTATAAAATTTCAAGTCTCGTGTTTCAGTATCTAAGACATGAAATCCTCTTGGAGATTTATAATCATTCCAATATAACTCATACGGATTTCCTAGATAATAGATATTTCCTTTTGAAGATTTGGAATGGAAATGGCCAGACAAAACTTTTTCAAATTTTTTAAATGGAGTTTGGTCAATTCCATGTTGCATCACAATTCCAGGCACAGTCTCAAAACCGTTAAACTCAAGATGGCCCACACAGAGAGGTGACACAGATTCTTCCAAAAGTTTGTAAACTCTGGATCGATTATCATCACATATCCAAGGGATACCAAGTATAGGCAAAGAACCAAGAACGAATTCACCAGGGCTATCCATAATCGAAATGTTGCCATACTCTCCCAAGAGGAGAGATGGGGCATTAACTCGTAGAGTGTTTTTGTAATAGATATCATGGTTTCCTACCAGCATGGTCATCGGAATACCCATTTTTTCTAGTGGATCAAACCACATTTCTTTCGCTGCTTCAAGCGAATTGAAATTTACAGATTTACGACGATCAAATGTATCACCTAAACATAATACATGTTCGATCTTATATTTTAGAATGAATGGGATGACTACATTATTATAAAACTTTTTATAATAGTCAACATAAACTAACGAATCATTACGAACACCAAAGTGTTGATCAGTAATAACAAGAACTTTCATAATTAATATCTATTACTATATTGAATTGTAGACTTAATTTGACTATACATATTGTTACTATCATCTCCATCAGAAGTAAAAACTTCTTCAAATCCAGACTTTTCAATTAGTTTGTCTTTGATATCCATTTGACGTTTTTCTTTTGCAATTCTTCTGAGAAAAGCAAAGTAAACAATTTGAGTAAAATATGCAAATGGATTGTTGGATTTTTCAGGATCGAAATTATCTACGTATTGAATGCAATTTTCTATGCCATCACAGATCATATCATCCCTATACATGTAGTTAATAAAATTTGGGCGATATGATAAATGAGTTGCAATCTTCAAGAAGCATTCGCCAATATAATTATTAACCCTTGGTTTAGGAAGATCATTTTCTTTTGCTTTAGCAACACTTGCTTTATATTCCATAAGAGCACGTAGAAACTCTTTATTGTCTAGATAATGTTGCTTTTTCTTTTCTACCATGAGTTTCTTAATTTTTTGTCAGTGTATCATGAAAAAACTATACTGTCAAGCTTGACAAGATATAAAAATCCTTGTACAATAACTCTGTAAGGGTTCAAAGGTTACTTTTAGCTTTGTTTAAATATATTTTCTAAAAACTTTCTTGCTTCGTCTACCGTAGAGACGTATCCCATTTGTTTATCTAGTTCTACTTCACTTTCTTTTATAGCATCTTCTACCGTTTGGTCTGAGGATGCTTTTTTAATGAATAGATTATACATATGAATCATTTCATCACTTAATCCGCCAATACTCATAATATCTTTTTCATTGATTATAAAGAAGTCCTCATTTGAGAATTGCATCCATTTATTCATGGCAACTCCTTTTACGGATCCACTTCCAGATGATTTTGTTATAACTTGAATCTCAACAGGATCAGTAACGAATATTTGTGTGGCACCATCTTCCTCCACAGCAAATCCTTGCCCAACTATTTCTTCACCAGAAACTAGTTTTGCAATAAAATAAAACTCTTCGTCATGACGGATGTAATTAATCATAGGACTCTTTTAATCGAACTTCTATAATTTCATAATCAAATTTTTCTTCATTGTATATTTTAACTCTTTCAACTAAATGATTCAGTGTGAAGTTTTTCAGGTTGTTGTTTGATATATCATCAGCAATATCATAAAGAGTTGCTTGATTTTTGTTTTCTCCTTTTCTGAGAATACGACCTATAGATTGAAGATTACGAACACGCGATTTAGAAGGTGATGCAAAGATAACGTTATGAAGATTACGGATATTAATCCCAGTAGAGAAAGTTCCATAACTAGCAACAATAATCGCGTCTGTTTCTTGTTCACAGATTTGTCTGGCAGATTCTCTTTCCTCAGTGTCTACACCACCATGAATAAAGAATACCTTTCTGGTATCACCGACCTTACTATTTATGAGGTCATAAAGTATCTCTCCATGCTTCTCGACATAAGAGAAGAGTACTAGTGTGTTTCCACTTAGATCTCGACACAAATTACGAATTAACTTATTCCTTCCAGAGTGAGAAATAATATAATCCATCTCCTCTTGATATGAATCAAACTTCGTAAATTTATGCTTCAATAGCAGAACTTTAATTTTTAATTTACTTAAATGACCTTCCTTCATCAGATCATTTGTTTTGGTAACCTGATTACACTTACCAAAGATACCTTCCAGAACTAACTTGTTTGTGTAGCTTCCATCAAGAGTTCCTGTAAATCCAATACGATACTTACAGTCATGCAACTTAGTCATGATTCCAGTCAGAGACTTTGCCTTTGCTAAGTGTGCTTCATCAACGATGACTGCATTGAATCCATTGAACCATTTCTTATCTTCTTTGTAGATAGATTGCCAGGTAGTAATAACTACATCTGCATCCACTCCATACTTGTCTCTGCCTGCGTAGATCTTATGGCAGTGTGCAGAAGCATTCCAACCATAATCTTCAAAGTCTTTATACATCTGTTCTACTAGTGATGTTGTAGGAACGACAAGAAGAATCTTCCTACCAGCATTCACATGGTATCGAATGATTGAATAGATCATCAAAGACTTACCTGATGCTGTTGGCGAAAGAAGTAGTCTTCGATTATATTTTAATGCTTCGTAGATTGCTCTGTACTGATAATCCCTTACCTTATGAGGCATACCAAGAGACTTGACAAAACCAACTACACCTTCAGGAGAAACCAGATCATTTACTTCATGGGGATGACCATAGAATTTACATTCTGAATGTTCATAAGTATATCCTCTTTCATTACACCATTCTTCAAGATATTCTACTAGACCACAATATAACTCTCCTGTTCCTGGGGAGTACAATCTAATCTTGCCGTCCCAAACGCGATTGCGAAACTGTGGCATGTATTTCGCGTTCGGGACATCAAAGGTAAAGTATTCTGCTAGTTCAACATTAATGTGTGGTTCCGTTTCAATTTTTAAATAAACTTCGTTCTTCTTACGAATCTTCAGATCCATTCTATACTCCCGATTTAAACCTCTCCCACTCGATTGCATTCTTGATTTGATAGGAGCGATTATTTACCATTCTCAAAATGCTATCAAGATAGGTGAGTATCTGTTCTATGTAGTCCACTTTATATTGTGCCTTTTGGATGTCCTCATCGGCATCCAAAAACATTTCAACCTCATCCTTAGTTGTAAGTTTGAGGTCGAATGGAATCTCTTTGTAGAGTTCTTTGGGTGCCTTACCCTTGTAATACTTCCACTTATCTCTAATGAGAGTCTTGAGTTTATACTCATTTTCCTTCTTCATTAGAGCGAAGGTATTGTACAACTCAAAATATTTCATGTGTAGTTGTGGTACACGGAGAGACTCTTCGCAGAGAAGATCGGAATCCATCTCCGAATCTTTCTTCCACATGTCTTGAATTTGCTCTAAGTTCATAATTAAATTTCAGTTACTATTGATTATACCATGCACTATCAATGATTCTTCCGTCACCATTGACAGGTCTGATTTCGTAATACGTGTAAGCAAATGAAACCGTTGCCTTTAAGAAATCAGTTTCACTTACAGTGGCATCAAATTCTAAAGTTGAAAGTGATGTTGGGAACATATCAATAAATTGTATATCAAAATTATTAACATGATTATTTGTTAGTACTTGCAATGTACCATCACTAAAAATATTTCTATCCTTGTTATAAGAACCTCTATATTTTACTGCATCTTCAAAGGAAGCTCTTTCTCTAAAGTCGGTAGGAACTCCTAATGCTCTCATCCAATTATGTAATTGAATATAATTTTCTAAATTTTCATCAACTAAAAATGTCATTGATAAAGAAGAATAACTGAAATTTCCTTCAGCAGGAATAGGCACCAAATAGTTTGGTACTGGAATTTCTCCAAGTGAAATTTCTGGAATTGAAGCAGACTGACACAAATATGCAACCTTAGGTGCCTTCTCCAAAATGAACTTAAATCCAATTGGAGAAAGATAATTGTTGTTATTAACTTGCTGCTTATACCAATTAGCTGCCATGTCAACTTCTTAAGTTACCTATTATTTAGACAAAAAAAGGGATCCCGAAGGATCCCTGGAGGTTATGTGAAATGGATCACATTAGGTTGTCAACGAGAACACGTCTGTAGTAGACGTTCGCGTTAGCGGTGAGAGCACCCTCACCTTGGGTTAGACCCTCTGCGAATGGGTTAGCAACCATTCCGTAACGGGTCTTGAATCCGATCTTAGGCTGGAAGGTGTCCTGACCAACGGCACGAACCATTTGGAGAGGAACGTATGGGCAATAGAAGAGACCTGCATCGTAAGGTGAAGAACCCTTATAACCCATAACGAAGAAGTGACGATCAGCAACGTTAGCGGAATATGGATCAACATAAACCTTGATGCGACCGTTGAGGGTTCCAACTAGAGTTGAAGAAGTGTCATCAACACCAGCAAGACCATTGTTGCCGTTGAGAGCAGGGGTGTAATCTAGAACACCAGCCATGCCGAGTGCCGAAGCAACGTCAGCAGAACAGATGATAAAGTTACCCTTGCCTCTACGAGTCTGCTGACCGATTGCGTTTGCTTCGCGCTCGATCTGGAATAGAAGACCCTTGAACTTCTCAACCGACCAACGACCGTTGGAATCAACGTCAAGGTCAAACACACCAGCAGCAGCGGTGTTGTTCTGAGCACCAACTTTAGCGATCTTGTAAACGGTACGTACAACTTCGCGGTTGATTTCAGCGAGAACCTCAGTTGAGAGGATGTTCGCTAGTTCGGTCTCAGCATCAAGACCATGGATAGCCTTGAGGTCTTGTGCGAGTTCTAGCGAGTACTCAGCCTTGAGGGCGCGTGACTTTGCAGTAACGGTGACCTTCTCGATTGAGAAACCCATCTCACGGAAGTGATTACCAGCACCATCGCCAAGTGCTTCTGACTGAGCAGTGGTCATGCCTTGACCGCCGATGGTGTAAGTACCACCATCATTTAGGAGACCAGGGTTAGAACCAGTCATGTCGTTGGAGGCGAGTGAATCACCACTGTTCTCTGACGAATGCTCGGTATCAACTTCGTTGTAGAATGCTTCGTTAGCAGCACTACGGGTTTGACCACGGGTAGCACGCATAGCGAAGATTAGACCAGTAGGACCAGTCATGGGTTGAACGCCGCAGATGTCATAAGCGATTAGCTTAGGCATTGAACGACGGATTAGGCTGATTAGAACGGGGTCGAAACCTGCAACAGGTCCAGTTGCGGTTGAACCACCCGAGAAACCAGTGCCACCTAACGAGTTAGTAGGTGCAGCCTCAGCCATGAAGCCACGCTCTTCACGTAGGAACTTCTCTTGGTTTTCTAGCAGTACTGAGGTGACAGCCTTCTTGTATGAATCCTGAATAGGTTCAGCATCCTTATGCTCAAGAATGGGTGCCCACTTTTCCTGCAATTGCTCTGACATGAACATTTGCTTTCTCCTTGAAAAATGAGTAATTGTGTTAAATCAATAACAAATACGTAATTATTTATAAATTACGTTTGTTTATTTGGACCAGCGGGAAATTGCCGACATATAAGCCGACATTGCATCTCCAGCGACAGGTTGTTCTACAGGAGTATCTTCTACTGCAGGAGCAGCTGCTCTTGCGAAATATGACTCCTTGAGAGTTTCGATCTTCTCACGAAAATCTTGCTCGGTTGTGAACTCTACACCTTCAGATAGGCTCATTAGCTTATCCTTTTGTGTCTCAGCAAGTCCAACAGAAACTTCGCTCACGATCCCATTCTTAATATAACCACCAAGTTTCTTATGCATCTCAACGTTTAGGTCGATCTGCTCATTGAGCTTTGCTTCCATAACGCTGAGTTGTTCGTTTGCTTCAGCAGCAAGATCGAACTGCTCTTCGGGAACTTCGAGATAGTTCTCATTGAAGAGATTTCTTAGTCCTTGCATTAGATTCTCTGCAATCTCGGTCTTAATACCGTTATCAATTGCTAGAGCATTCTCAGCAACCCACTTCTCAGCAACGAAAGTGAGGTACGAGTCAATTTGCTCGGACATTTCTGTTTTGAATTCAGTAACAGCTTCTTCAAATGCTTGCTCATATGCTTCATTCATTAGAGCAACTTCTTCGTTGATCTTTGCGGTTACTGCTGCTTCAAAGATTAGTTTTGCCTTGTCTTTGAATTCTTCTGTAAGGTCTGAACCAGATACAAGAGCGTCAAGATCCTCGTCGAATGAGTACTGAACAACTTCTTGCTCTTCTTCGATGAGTTCGCCATCTTCTTCGGTCTCCTCAAAAGTAGGCTTTTTATTTAGAGAATCTTGCTTG